AGTTTCAAAATCGCCTTCAACAGCTTTTTTCATTGGTGATCTTACAAAGTGTTTCATTCCATCAGGACAATCAGTCATAATGAAGTATTGATCTGGGTCAGTTAATCTTTGATTAACTACTACTCCGCCAGGGATCATACCCATATTTCTCATTGCATTGATATCATTGTCAGCAGTTCCTGGTCTTAAATTAGACTTAAGGATTCTTTCTGCAATGAACACCAATTGAGGTGGAACGATTAGTTTTTGTCCAGTTAATGCAATTGGTATATTTCTGTCATCAACAACAGTAGAGATTTGAATCAGTAACTGCTCAAGAGAAGTTTCTGATAAATCAGCTGGTGTTGCTAATGTGTTAGAAGCAGTACCACCGCCACCTAGTGGGTGAGAAGCTGACAATAATGCCACGCCATCGCCACCTACTGAAGTAGTAGTTGCATTGTTTAGGATATTTGCACCTTTGATTTCTTTAGTATGTTGCATTGATCTTGCAAGTGCTCTTGCGTATTTAGCGCCTAGAGAACCATACAAGCCATCTTCTTCAGCTTCTTCTGTTATAGAAAATGCTAAAGCGATAGTTTCATGTACATATCTAGAAACAAAGCCTTCTCTGCCGCTTTCATAAGAGATAGCAGCACCTTCAGCTTTTGTTGGTGCAGCACCGAATCCGATCATTTGTACATCTTCTTCGAATGCTTTTTGTGATTGCTCAACAGAATAGATTTCTCTCCATTGTTCTGGATATCTATCGTATTCCATACCAAACACGGTATTTAAACCTAGATTGAGCTGTTTGGTAAATAGTGCTCTATTAAGTGCCATAGTTTATGTCTCCTTATACTCCTGCACCAGCACCACCAACGCCGTATAAGTGTTTATTAATAACCACTTCTACTTTTGCGTCAGCACCAGCTGCATTGTTTGGTTCGTCAACTAATCTTAATATTCTTAAAACTTTAGATGTAGTAGCTAATGTACTAATATCTAATTCGTCTGAAGAATATCCGTAAGTTGAATTGAAAGTACCAATAGTTACGTTTGCTAATTCACCAACATTGGCTGTAGCAAAAGTACCATTACATTGTACTTTATATGTTATGTTTGGATCATCGTATACATATGCTTTAATAGCAGTGTTTGCTTTTACAGCAGTACCTGTGTTCCAAACTTTAGAGAATTTAACATCTCCAGTAGAGTTTTCAATATATTCAACTCCATAGAATACGCCAACAGCGTTTCCGCCTGCAGTTCCTCTAATTACTGTTCCATCAGTAGTAAGGGTAACTAAGTCACCACTTGCTAGATTTGCAGCATAAGAGTTTGCAATAGCATATTCTTGGGGTCTAATAACTCCACCTGTAAGATGTCTCAAAGGTATAAAACCTTGAGGGGCATTTATATTTGCCATAGTTATAACCTCCTAAGTTATAGTTGCGTTTTACTCTTTAAAGCCGCCCCTTGTAACTTCAGTCTTGAAGGTTTTACTAATTGGATTTCCAGGTTGTTCTACTTTGTGAATATCTTGTTCGACTGATCTCATTAAGTTTTCAGTCATTCTTGCGTAATATTCATTACGTTCATTAACCAGTTCTTCTGGCATTTCACAGAGTACCATGCCTTCTATTCCAATATGACCAGCAAATTTGCCATGTTCAATCGTTGGAAAATGTTGTGCATCTTTAACCGTTTTAGGGTCTCTAGGCTGCCAACCTTCTCTCAATCGTTTAGCAACATTTGTTGGTTGATCCTGTCCTAAAACCATTGTTGCGATCCATCTTTGTTTGAATCCAGGTCTTGCTTCAGGTGCCTCCAATAAATTACTTGGGCGCCAACTTTTTTTGACCTTTGTTGATTCCTCAACTCTAGTCTCATGTTTTATTTTATTATCTTTACTCATGTCGTGCTCCTTCCGTTCACGTATTGGTGCTAAAGTTTTTTACTTCTTTAGCAAACCGCTTTAGTGCCGCTTCATCATTGATATCAATGCCGAAATTTCTAGCAGTAGCTAGATCATCCTGCGTTAGCTTTACTCTATTACTGTCACCAGTCTTTTTACGACTAACTCCAGCAACAGGAGATTGCACTCTGTTGTTCTTTTGTACCACATTTTTATCAGTTTGAGAAGTGTTTTCCTCATCTTTACTAAAATGTTTTAAACCACTTGCTTTAAGTCGTTTATCCATTTCAGAATAATACTCAGGATCATTCACATCCCAACCTTCTTCTGTTAATTCAGCATCAATTCCATATGCCATAGCTGTTTCTTTACGATAACCAGGCTTATTAAACCATGTTGAATTAGATTGTACCCAATCTCTTGCTAAAGGTGGTGCTTTAGCTTCTTTTTTATCAGTAGATTGTGGTTTTTCTTTTGCATACTCTTCGGTTTTTTGCATTTGACCTCTTAGATCAGCCATTTTTTCATACAAATCAACTTGTTTATCTGTATTACCTTCTTCAATTGCTGATTTAAGTTGAGCAGAAATATTTTTATACTGATTATTTAAAGATTTGTGTGCAATATCAAAAGTTTTAGTTTCTAAATTTGATAATTTATCTTCTAATTCAGCAATTCTTTGTTCTGCTTCTGCTCTTTTTGCCACTTCTTTAGCAATTCTTTTACGAACTTTTTCAGAGTATGGCATATCCTCAGAATAAGGAGGTGCTTTAACCTCTTTTTTCTCAGGTATTACTGCTTGTGCTTCTTCTTTTTGTTCTTCTTCTGCAGATTGAACTAATTTATCAATAGGATTCTCAGGAATCTCTACTTCTTTTTCATTAGCATCATCATCTAATTTAACTTCTAGCTCTTTCTGCTCTTTGTTTTCTTCGTCTATCATAGTTTCTCCTATGTTGTCGTTAGTTTATCTAACGTGTACTATATACTTTGAGATATTACTTCTGGGTTTTCCAGTGTAGCAAGTATCTCATCATCATTTAATAACACCATTTTGACTTTTTGTACAGATATTCTTGCACCTGCATATCTTCCAAAAACAACCCAATCTCCTACTTTACACCAAGGTTGTTTTCTGTCAGAATAACATTCTGATCCCATTGCTATTACTTGTCCAACAGAATTCATATAAGATTGTGTATCTTTACTATTATCAGTTAAATAAATTCCGCCTTTTGTTTTTTCAATAGAACCTCGTGGTCTTATTAAAATTCTATAACCAACTGGTTGTGGTATTTTATCTGGTGTTGGTACACTACTATCAGTAGACCAAGCATCGTTATTAATCATCGTCTTCTATATCTCCTTTCTGATATTTTTCAATTGTTTCATTTATGATCTCTAGTGATTTATCTAAACCTTGTCCATAACCGTAGACACGTTTAAATTCTTGAATGTCATTTACTCCCTTAGAAAGTAAATTAGTAGCTAAATCAGTTTTATAACTTTTAATCTTCTTTTTTATCGCTTGAAGTAGTTTCTCCATCGCTCACTTCTTTCTCAAACTTATCTAATAAGTCTGTAAATTTTAATTTTAATTCTTTTGCAACTATTGCAAAAAGTCTTGGCTTAACATCTTTAATAGAAAATTTTTTATTTTCTAAAAATTTTTTAGCTTGTCTTATTTCTTCTGCTGTTACCATTATTTTTCTTTTCTAGCAACTCTTGATGCTGTTTCTACTATCTTAGCTTTAACCTCTGCATCTTTTCTAGCATTTTGCCTTTCGCTATTTTTAACACCTTCTGCAAATCTAGCTTTTCTAATATTTAGTTCTTCAGCTTTTAATTGTAGTTGTGCTTGCTTTTCTTGTTTTTCCATTTCCATTTGTTGTTGTTCTGGTGATGGAGGCATACTACCCATTAACTGTTGAGCAGCTTGTGCTGCTGTTGCAGCAATTCTATTTTCTTGTTCAATAGAAAGTTCTTTAGGTTTTTCATTATTAAATTCTTTATTAAATTCTCCTGAAGATGTTGCCATACCTTCTTGTACTTGAGCTTGCATTTGTTGTTGATATAAAAATGCCATGTGTTGTCCCATATGAGCTAACATCTGAGGATATAATACTTGTTTAGCTTCAGGGCTACCAGCAAATCGTGGATCATTAATAAATTGTTGATGAACCATCAGATGAGCTGCATGATCTTGTTCTTCATAAACTCTAATTGGTTTACCGTTTAATAATGCCATGTTTTCAGATACAGGATCACGTCTAGGAATATCTTCATCTTCAATCATTAGATCATTATAATCAGGAATATTTAATGCTTGTAAAAATCTTCTATAAGCTTCTTTAGTATCAATAATAGAAGGTGCTTGTTGTGCTAATTGAAGTCCAGTTTGTGCTAAAGCAATACGTTGTGCTTGTGAAAATATATTAGGATCACTTACTGGCACTACATTAATAGCAAAATCAAAATCTTTTTTTCTAATAACTTTTCTTTCACCTATAACATCATATGGATATTCATCATCTAAATATTCTCCATTTAATTCATAAAGTAATTTAAATTCTCTACCTTGTGCTTGATGTAATCTTTTATGAATAGCACTAAATACTTTAGAGCCTTGTTCTATTAAAGCAATAGTAGTTCCAACAGGACCTGATCCAGCAGAATCACCTATCATAGCATCAGCTATTGAAGCAAAACGTCTTCCTGATTCTGTTAATACTCCTAATAATTGTAAGAGAGTAGGAGAAGGTTCCTTNAATGGAAGAGGAATGAAACTCTTTCTTAAATCATCACCATAAGCTTCTACTTCTACCCACTCTCCAGGGGAAACTGTAATATCACCGCCTTCTATTCTTGCACCTTTAGCTCTAAAGCCACCATTAAGATTTGCAAATGCTGCTGAATCTAATAAAGCTCTTAAAGCACCTGTGCTAGCGTGTTGTAAACCGCCAATCATTTGAATTAATCCAAATCCATAGAATCCAAGACCTGGTAAATATTTATAATGAATAAAATAAGTTCTTTTTCTTTTTAATTGATCGTCTTCTTTCCAATTTCTTCTAATTGCTAAAACTTGTTGTGATTCATAATCAATAGTTACAATATAAGGTAAAGCTAATCCTGAATCATCTTCTCCTAAATCTAAATTTGTATGTACTTCTAATACAGTGTGTATTTTATCAGAAGCACTAGCTGTCATACCTTCTAATCTTTGAATTGTTTGTTCTACTGTATCTGAATCTCTATTATCATTTTGATTTTTCATTAATGGTACATCTTTATAGAAACCACTAATTTGATGTTTTTTAATTTCGTTTTGAGAAATTTTCATTACTTGAGTGTATCTTTCTGCTGTTTCTAAATCTGTATTTTGATATGAAATTACAAAATCTTCTGCTGGTACAAACTTACTACAAATTCTATCTAGTGTATTATCAAAATATAATTTTTTAAAAGATGATCCAGCTAATGCTAAATAAAATAACATTTGATCTAATTCATTAAAGTAATCTGATATTTGATTTGTAACTTGGAAATTCATAAAGTCTTGAACACGCTGAGCTTGTTCAATTTTTTTATCTGTAGTCTTACCAATGATTTGAGTTTTTACAGGTCCGCCTGCTGGAAACATTTCTGCAATTGCTCTAGCTTGAAACTGAGTTGCAGCTTCTGACATTAATGGATGATGTACTCCTGAAGCTCCTGGAAAAGGATCATTTCTATCTTCTACAACTACGCCTAACATTTTTAATCCTTTGGAGTATTGATCTTCCCAATCTTTACGAGATGATTTATCATCTTCGTAAGCTTTAATTAAATCTTTTCCAATTCCTTTAACTTGAAATTCATCAAGTTCTTCTGCTAAGTTAGAATAATGATTTGATTCAAATACATCTTCATCTTTTTCAGTTTCTTCTTGATCTATATCAACACGTACTTTTTCACCTTTATCATTCGTGTATTCTAGTTTCTTTTTTTCAAGTTCGACTTCTAATGCCATATTATTTTTTTAATATTTTTTTAACCCATTCTTCTTCTGTCATAATACTTTTAAGTTTTTTGCACTTACATTGCTTAATCTTAAAAATTTTACAAATAATATTTTTAATTAAACTCATTTTTTCTTTTTCTTTTTTTTAGGAAACCCTGCTTTCATATTAGCATAAGCTTCTTTACTAATTGTTGATTTAGATTTTGGTCTAGAAATACCTTTACGTTTTCTAGCATTAATATTTGCGTACAATCCTCTTTTTTTAGGTTTAGTCATAGTATTTTTAAATCCTTTCCTATTTAGCACGTTTTTTCTTTTTTGATTTTTTAGCTTCTGAAAGAGCAATAGCTATTGCTTGTTTTCTAGAAGTAACTTTAGGTCCTTTTTTAGAACCAGAGTGTAGTTTACCTTTTTTATATTCTCTCATTACTTTAGAGATTTTTTTTTCAGACTTTGATTTCTTTTTCATAGTTTCATATAACCTCCTGGTTCACACCATATATTCCTTTGGATAGTTATAAAACAAAAAATCACTGGAATAAAGTAAATTATTCCAGTGATTAGTTAACAATCAAGGGAGTTGATCGCTATTTCTTTTTGAACTGGCTTTGGAAATCTTCTACAAAGTCATTCCAATATTTTACTGATTTATCGTAAATATTAGTCCAAATCTCTTTTTGTTTCTTGTAATCAAAATAATCAAACATATTAAACATAAGTGCTCCTTGTTGAAAAGTAATA